TCGCTAATTACTCCTGTGTCACTTATTCTTACCCCGTAAATTATATTTTTATAGGTCACTTTATAGTATAGATCACCTCCAGTAATTGGATCCGCTATATTATTAGACGCATATACTATAGTTCCATTGATTAAGTGATTCGATACTATATTTGGTATGTACACATTAAATGATGACTCTATTAATGAGCAATCAATATCGCATCCTGTTGGAGTTTCGGATCCTGAACTACATAATGAAGATTGAACAAGACCTGTTGATATATTACAACTTGTAGACTCTCCGTATTCAGCATAAAAATATCCAGTGTTTGGACTATACACAGATGCGTTTTTAACACATAAGTTATAATCAATTAAATCAATAACTCTAACATGACCTTGTTGATATTCAGGATCGCTAGGGAAGCTTAATGTATGATCATAACCCCAGCAATCAGTAAATTTAATACTAAATGCTTGACCTGTTTTTACATCAACTAATACTAATTGCTTACAATCTATACATGCAGTGCACTCTATATTATTAAGTAGCAATCCTGATAACTGCTCTCTATATCCTGACTCGAACTTATAAAATCCGTCTGGAGCCTTTACAGTTAGTAACTCGTCTGTATAAACTGCTGTTGCAGTTGAGAATGATGGTGAATCTATATAATACATATTATTTTATTTAACAGTTACAGCAAACATCTGTTGCACTTACATCGCTATAACAAAGACTGATTGAACTTGAATTTCTATAATCCCATATTAAGTAAACATAAGGATAACCTAATGGATTTGAATATGTGAAATCTACATTGTACATACCTGTACTAGGATTTAATACTGGTGTAACTATAGTAGAACTATTTATTATATCATTTATCTGAGCTTCAGTATATAATGTATCTGTTATTAAATATCTAAATTTATTATCATTAAATACATAAGTATCTCCAGATAATTTACTTGAATACATTCTTAAGTCTGAGCCATCTACTGGGAACGCACCGTTTGATGACATACCTGTTTGCGAAGTAAATAATGATATACCATCTGACTCCATAACTATATTATCCGTCAATGTAGGAGACGTAAATGAGTTAAGAGTCCAATTATATGAGTTGTGAATAGTTTGATTAACGTATGAATGATTATTAATAACTATTCTAGTAACTGTAACCTCAAAATTATCAGGGCAGTTAGAGGTAAATGAATAAGTTGCATCCACAGGTGTTATAGTAACATGTGCGATTGAAGGGAATGCATTATCTTTATAAAAATAAACACTACCTGATTCATTTATTCTTGTATCTATAACCCTACTTGATCCATAATCAACTGTTAATCCAGCATACCCCTTAGAGAAATCATAATCAAAAACTACATTTCCTATTGTGTTTCCTAAATCTACATCAAACTCAACCTTATCGTTAGCGTCTATTTGAGAGAATATTAATCCACAAGGTTGGTCAGTTTGAGTTACTATTACTGGTCTTTCATTACTAGATAAAACAAACTCATCCATATATGGATCATAAGCCATAAGTTTTTGAGTTGTAAAAGAGTTTTTAAACAAATCTCTAAACCATACCTTCATGTTTATATCAGATAGAACATCTAGTTGATCGTTAGTGTAAGAACTACCTGTTAGCTTAAGAATAGATGATCTCTTAGCATCTGTCCAAACCATCTCTGATCCCCATGTTGCAAAGCTTTCTGGATTATGACTTATTCCAAAATTCTCAATCCTAGCTATCTGCGTACCTAAAACCTCTGGTATAGATGTAATTGCACCTCCAGCAGCAGCATCAGATAATAAGTTCTTGCCTTGTAAAACATAAGATATCTTATCCTCTTGAAGAGTTAAAATATCAGTCGCTCTTGCGTACAATACCTGTATTGGCCCAAACGACTTTTGCAAGTCCTTATAGTTAGCTAATCCAAGATTAAACTCGTTTAACTTGTTTATATTGCTCTCAGCATTGTATACTCCACTATAGGTAATAGATGCGTATCTAAGTGTTTGCTTATATTCTTGTTGTGAAACTGCATTTACTCTGCTTCCTAAATACATAGGAGCACCTGTCAATGAGTCATCTATCTTATAACTCTCAACGCCATTTCCAAAAGTAAAACAGTTAAAGAAACCTAAATTACAAACTGCTGGATCTGTTGTGGTTTGGTTGTGTGGTACATTAATACCTCCTTCAGTATTCGGGAATGAACTTCCTTGATGTAAACCGTTTATAATTTGGAAATTCTCGCTTCCTTCATAGAACTTTTCTCCATCTGCATCATTCGGCTCTGTCTCAAAAACTATAATATTATTAGGTTCTTGAATTTCAACTGTAATACTTGATCCCGATGAGTGACCACCAGCAGCAGGCGTTCCAGATCCAAGACCTATATAAAACTCACCATTGTCTCCATGAAAGAACTGAATCTGATTAGTCTTATCAATAGAGATTAATTGTAAAGCGGAAGTATAGTTTATATAAGGTATATACGTATCTACAGGATTATTAAATATTGTATGCATGTGAAAGGCATCGTCATCAGTTCCATCATATATTCCACTTGTAAGATCTATCTGATCTCCAATAACATACTCGTGTAAATTATAATAATCGTTTGAAGCTACAAATGTCTTATCATATAAATATATCCTTCCTCCTCCTGTATGGCCAGAACCAGCTCTTTCGCAAAATAAACGTATCCTTACTCTACTTCCAGCCTTTATAGGTATTGCTTTATATACACCTACTGTTGATGTTTCTGTATATAAGTTACATATACTAACTCTAGGTACCTGGGAAAATATATTGTTAGGAGCTGTATATAAAAAATCCCCTATTCTTTGAATAAATGTAGCTTGATCATATAGTGCGTAAAAACTAGAGGGTTTAATCTTCATATAAGATCCTTCTGGACTTGTACCACTTCCTAAGTCACCATACAACTTATACTTAAGACCTAAAACCTTGGCCTTTACTAAACTTGTTAGAGGTCCGTTACTATCTGTCTTAACTATAATTAAATCGTTCTCTTTTACCTTGCTTCTATTATCTCCTTCTAAGTAAAACCAAATAGCTGCGTTTGAAGGATCTGGATAATAAAGATTAGTATATATTGTTTGATAATCTGTCTTAGAAGGTTTTATAACCCACTTATATCTAGTAGCCCAATAAGGAGGGTGTGTACCAGCTGGAATAGAAGCTCTTAAAAAGTTCTTTGTAATAGATTTTGACTCTGGTATAAATAAAGTATTTGTATTACAAACAAGTGCTGTAGTACTTCTATTATATTCATCCATATACACAATACCTACCTCATAATCTCTATTACTATGTAGACTCCTTTTATTTCCAGCCTTATTAAAAGAGGCTAGAGTATAAACATTCTCAAGATACTCATAAGCTAGTAATGATGGATCGGATATGTTTCTATATACTACTGCTGGAATTTGTATTTTAATTATATTTGTTCCTGGAGTAACTGGCTCTATTACAAATCCTTCACCTAAATTATTTACACCGCTACTATATTTTTCCCATCCAGATTTAGCTAACATTGAACAGTTAAAGTAATCCGTAACAGAGAAACCATCATTACAATGAGACATACCTAACGGTGGGTTAGATGTGATAAGTTTTCTAAATTGATCACTTGAAGCTAAATCTGCAACGTTTAGATAATCTTGCTGAAGATTAAATAATAATGTATAACTAAAATTATTTAATGGAGCTGAAGCATCTTCATAACCACCACCCTGAAATGATACATGTTGTAGGTTAAAATTTATTAATAATGAGCTTCCTTGTTTCAATAAAGGATTAGATCCAAAATCTATAGAATATAATGTGTGGTCTATATTTATAGTTGATCCACTTATATTATATGGTGCATTTATTGATGTTGTTAATAAGTTCTTATAATCTATATTTTCAGATATTAAATCTAAATTGTATTTTATAGCTATAGGCTTATCATTATCATCATGTATGTTATAACCATCAATATAATTTCCATACATTATCCTATTACCCATTGTTGTTTGGGATTTAGCTATATGTGGAACATTATCGTATAGTCTTAATAGTTCACTCTCTGGAAGAGTTGTATATATTTTTTTATTGTCAAAAAGTATGCTTTGAGTAGAGTTATTACCCCATCCCTGTTCATTTTTTATGTACTTCTCTACTATGTTAACTATATTTCCATCTGAAAATTTAAAACATAAATCAATACCAATAACATTAGAGTCTCCAGTATTAAACGTTACGTTGGCAGCGTTAAATATATTCTCCATTCCAGAATTATCATATGTAGAATAGTTTAATTTAAACTGCCCTGGCTCAAAAGCAACATCTGTAAACTGAGATAATGCACTATACTCGTTATCCTTATACTTGTATCTGTACGCGAATGAAATAAAAACATTCTCTATAAAGTTCTCTCCTCCAGATATACTAACCATCTGAACTTTAGGAGCCTCTAGTGGAGGAGCTACAATTACATTAACATCTTCAACAGTTATTATATCAACACCAGATACTGGAGGATAATAAGTTCTAGCTATATTTATCTTTCTTGGAGGGTTTAAATTATCAGTCCAAAATAAATATTTATCAATAAGATTTATACCAGTTATAAGATAATCACTATTAAAATTTAATACAGTAGTAGATATAACATGGTATAATAAAAGAGATGTTTCAGTATTATAAGAAACAATCATGTCAACTACTCCAGGATCTGTTACAAACCAAAATATAGTTTCTCTGTCTCCAGATTCATAAGCACCTATACATAATGCATTAGTACTTAATAGATTACCTTCATATCTTAGCTGAGCTAAAAGTATATTTCCTTTAGTATTTTCTATTACTCCTACGCTATTATCTTCAGTAGAACCTAATCTTATATTCATGGCATCGATATACTCTCCCTCAGGAAGTAATCTTTTGTCATAAGACTTATTCATTCTACCTTTTACAAAACTTACTCTTGAATCCATAAATTACTTAATCATTTTGTCTTTACCTCTCAAGTTCATTAATAATCTTCCTGGATGTAAGTTACTAAGTCTTATTTTCGCGTTTCTTAATAATGCAGTCTTTTCTTTTTTGGCTCTAGCAACAACATATTCTTGCACTCCAAGCTTATTGTTTAGTATGGCCCATTTAATATAAGAATAAAGAAACTCTTCTGCAAGTTTGTTTATCTTTACATCTGCATCGTTTCCTCCCTCCATACCATCAGATATGTATTCTAATATACATAACTCTCCAGCCATTGTAGAACTGAAATTAATCACTCCTGAGGCCTTATCTATCTTGTAGGTAGGGTTTACATTAGCTGTCTCTGTATTAAGCCCGTATCGCTTTCCTATTGGGTATTGGAAGTACCATATATTATCTAAGTTCCAACCTTCTTTTCCAGCGTATAAACCAGAACCTAAATAAATACTTGTTCCTTGTTTAAATATTCTATCATAGTCCAACATAGACATTCCTTCCAGAACATTTCCTTCTTGATCGAATAAAACATTACAATCGTTATCTTGAAGATATGAGTTACTGCTAAGTGCTTGAATGTTCTCTGATAATGGTCTAAGTACACCATCCATGTATAGTGACATTCTTACATAATTAACATAGTCTGGAGGTAGAATGAATTTAAGATCATCACACACACTTATTTCAAGAACTTTAATTTCTTTTAAAGCATCATAATTAATCTCTTGTATTCCACGCTTTGCATGAAACAATACATTATACTTCTCTACATTATTAATTAACTTATCATTACCAACATACATAAGTATGAAGTTATTAACTACATCATTTAATGAAACGTATTGGTAAGAACCCCAGTTCTCATCATTTGGAACTACATCACTATTGTTATAGTATTGGTAGCCAGTTAAATATGCCATATCTTATCCTTCTAATTGTTGTTCTTTAGCTTCTAATCCAGCACCAAGGTTAACAACCTCAGGCTCTCTAATAGACATTCCAGCGTATTCAAGTATTTTATTTACCAATGATGGTTCGTCTTGGTAAGGTAACTCGAAATCTTGATAATCTAAAGCAGACTGATCAAACACTGGCTCACCAGCTGTAATATTTACATAGGTCCACTTTGGATCCTTAGGAAGTCTTAAATACTGAGATGATACTCCAGTTATAATAGTGGTAGGGTAAACTGTAATAGTTTGTCCATTAAGTACGTAAGCTGGGTTGTATATATTTGGAGCTGTTAGATTTGACTGTAAAAGATAAAGAACCTTTTCTCCAGATACCTTACCAACCTCTTTGTTATTATATCTAACCGTGTTCAAGTAATAATAATCAGACGGCATTGAGAAGTCAGAGTTAGTTAAATGAGTTAAATTCGCTATAGTAGAGAACTTATCTATTATAAGGTCTAATTTCTTAACTATGTCTGCATAACCACTATTAGATGCTCTTGCATTTTGCTTGGTAATCCATAGGTTATATTTGAAAATATAATCCTCAAACAAATCAAGTTGTGCTTGTTTGGCATAAAGATTAAAATCCTCAGGTGTAATATACCCGAAGTTATTTTTGTTAGCAACAGCCATTACGGTGCTTCTCACTGAATTTATCATCTACAAAACTTTTTACAAAGATAACAAAAAAAAAGCACTCCGATTTACGTGATGTATTGTTTTAAATATTATATTTGTCAAAATAAAATTATATTATGAAAATTGATTTTTATTGGAATGGAAGTTTTGTTGGTGTGGAGTACAGTATTATGATAGATGATGATGAAATTTTTTTAGGTGAATATGGTTTATCAGAAAACGAAGCAAAATTAAAGTCAATTAATATACTTAAGAATAATTTTAATATTGATTACGAATTAAACGATATATGGTTTAAGTTTGGAGGAAAACTTTAAAATAAAAAAGGGAGCTAATTAGCTCCCTTGTTATTTACATCTTGTTCTCAAGTAATCTTAAGACCTCAAGACCTTCATCACTTTGCATAAATGATGATACTATGTAGATATAATTCTCTCCATAAGGAACTGTTAATAGTTTCTTTTTGTTCTGTGGAAGATTAAAGTAAACGTCTTTGTTTTTATTTTTCATTACAAGTAAACCTGAATCGAAGAATTTAACACACTTGTTCTGTAACTCAAGCATTGGATCGTTAAGCATCTCTAAGAAGCTTGAAGGGTGATTCTTGGCATAAACTAATACATCACGCTTTAACTCTACTGTAGTCATCTTATCAATCTTAGCTCCAAGTAAAACACGAGCGACTGACTCAAGCATTTCTAATGGTAAATCTCTTGCTGCAATCTGAGCATCTAATGAATAATTTAAAATATCCATATCGCTAAAAGCATCCTTCTCAGTATTAACCTCTTCAAAAGTTGATCCGTACTCTGGATGAATTTCCAAGAATTTCTGTAATACTGGGTTTGTTCTAGGTACATGTAGTGCACCATCTATAAACGTAATAGGTTCTAAGATAGCGTTACCATCCTGCTCATCTTCGAAAGGAGTCTGTTGGTTTCTTGCATATCTCAAAGCTCTGTTTTGTTTTTTATCCTCATCAAAATAGTATAGAGGAGATCTGTTTGAATTGCGTGAAGCAATCATGTAGCTAAGAGGAGCTACTCCGTTTTTTAAAATGTAAGTCTTGTCCACTAATGGAGATTCTGTTTTTTTCATTTGATATAATTTTAATTTATTAAAAATAGACAGAGGGACATCGATGTCCCTCTGTCATATTATTGTTTATTCTTATCCTTTAAATAAGAAGAAGTTATTAGCACCTAATGTACATAACGCTCTTTCAGACAAGAAGTGAACCTCCATTGCATCTAAAGAAGATGTTACAGCACCACCAGCAGATCCAGTGATCCATGTTTTGTAACGTCTGTCTTCAGTTTCAGAAGCACGGTATCTTACGTGTAAGAATGGTCGTTTAGCATTTTTACCTAAAACTTGGTCGTAAACTGTAGTAGATCCAGCTGGAACTAATACTCCGTTTACAGCACCTCCAACAACACCACCTCTTAAAGCAGCATCGTTTAAGTATTTCCAGTCTGTTTTGTAGAAATCGTAACCTCTACGGAAACCTGTAAATCCTAAGTTCAAAGCCATTTGCTCATCGTTATCAAATAAACCATAAGATGTACCACCAGCTCCATAAGAGTTTTGATGAGCCAACATGTCATTGATGTCGTTAGAGAACTGACGGTTCAAGAAGATAGCATTTTCTTCGATAGCTCCTTGTTTGTCTAAACGTTGGATGATAGTATCAAAGTCACCTAAAGTGCTTGGGTTACCACCTGACCATACGTTACCTCTTTTGTTTACTACATAGAATAAACCTTCAGTACCTTTAGCATTAGCAATAGCTCCAGATCCAGCCTCAGCAGGAACTCCTTCAACCATAGCCATCTCTAAGTAATCCTCAAATCTCAAACGAGTTTCGTGCTCAGACTTGATATACCATAAGTAACCAGTTGCTCTATTTTCAGTAGTAACTTCAACCCATCCGATTTGTGCCATATCTGATCCAGATACTGCATATTTATCTTTGATGATGATTGGAGAGTTTTCGAAGATCTCATCAGAAGCCTCTAATGATTCAACCATACCTTCAGTTCCTTTTTTAAATTCAGAACCGTAAACAAATGCAGTAATAGTAGCTCCTGATCCAGCGTTACCAAACATTTGACCAGCAGCCTCGTAATAAGATACATGGAAAGTACCAGCAACATAATCAACTTCAGTAATAATACCTTTGTTAGAATTAGCAGCAGTTTGATTAGATGATAAGAAAACTGTCTGACCTACTCTGAAAGCAATACCAGTTGTAGAGGTAGTGGCAGGATTTAATGTATCATGTACTGTGATAATAGCAGTACCGTCTCCAACAATAGCGGAAGATGAACAGTTAACATATTTAGTGTGTAAACGTCCTTGTTCTGCCCATTTGATAAGGTCAGAGTTAGACGGCATTTCAGCTCCAACGATTCTTAAGAAAGAAGCGATAGAACGATTTCCGTAACGTTCAAACTCTTTCTCATAAGTATCTGGAAGATACTGATTCAAGAAGTTGAAGTTAGTGATGTAATTTGATGCTAAGGTTTTCTTCTCAGCACTTGGTTGTAATTCGAACCCAGGGGTTGATAAAACTGATCCAGCCATTTTGTTTTTGTTTTAAAATTATTTTCTACTTTTGATTCTTAGTCCTCGACCAGCATCATCGTTTAATGACTTAACTTGGAACCCAGAGTTAGTGATAGGAGAAGGAGAATTTCTCACTTCCATATCAATGTTTTTAATGTTTCGAGCACTATCTAATAATGCGTCTGACTTCCCTTGTTCATAGAAGTGTCTTGCTAACTTATCTGGATTCATAGCCGCTGTCAAAGCACGATGGTAACCAACTGCATCCTTAATCAATCCATTCTCATCTAAAAACTTAGATATGAAGTTATTAACATTAGACTGTGCTGATTTAATCTCGTTAACATCTCCCACTGAAAACTTTGATCTTTTATCTCCTAGATCGAACTCAAAACCTTTGAACTCATCAGAGAATATTTCATTTGTTTTCTTTTGGAAGTACTCAGATTTACTAGCAGCTTCTTGTTGGTACGTTTGTGATTCTTGAACGTATTTCTTGTAGGCATCGTATGTTTCTTTTTCTTCGTCTGAAACTAAACCACCCCTTGACTCAAGAGGAGCTTTATATTGTTCTTTCAAATCATTGAAATATTTCTTTGCCTTAGCAAGTTCTTTTTTCTTAGCGATTTCTTTTTTCTTGATAACCTTTTCGTCATCAAAATCTTCATCATAACCGAACTTTTCTTCAAGAGTATATGCGATATCATCGTCATCTAAATCCTCTTCGGTCTGTTTGTAATACTCAGCTAATAATTTATCAGGATCGGTATCTTCATAATTCTTGTTAAGCTTAACAAAATCATCTATACCTCTACCTGTTTCCTTCTTAAATTTAAAGAAGGCAGAAACATCTTCTGGTAACTCTTCTTGAGCATTTCTTTCTGCTACAAGATCGTCAATAGAATTTATCTCTTTGTTATATCTATTCTTAATATATGAAAGAACATCATCATCATTTAATTTAGGAGATTCTACAATTACCTCTTCTTGTTGTAAAGGTTCTTGATGAATTGCCTCTTGTTGAGCTTCGTGCTTATCCAAAAGCTCTTGCTCGATTTGTTGAACTGACTTTTCTTCTCCAGCTCCCAAATCTCTTACAGTAAAATTTTCCATTTGATTTAATTTATTTAATTTATTTAATTTTATGCCAACCTAATGCCATAATTATTATTTTTGCAAAGTTATTAATTAATTTTATATATTATCGAGGTGAGAACTCAGCCAAATCAAAACCATCAAGCGAATCTTCTTCAGATTCAAAATCAACTGGAGGCAAATTATTCTTACGCTGCTCAATCAATTTAGACTGTTGTGTATTCTGAAGCGTTACTCTTTTATCTTTTGCTTGTTCTTTAAGATTATCCTTCATATCCATGTTCTTAGTATCCACACCTTTAAGCTGCATATTCATTTGGAACTCAACCTCCATAAGGTGATACTTAAGCTCAGCCTCTTGTTTCATTTTTTCTATGTCAAACTGAGTCTCTGCTTGTTTAACTTGCATCTTAGCTTGTGCCTCTGCTTGTATATTCTGCATAGCTGTCTGTGCTGCCATCTGTTGAGATTGCATTTGCATCTGACCTTGAGCTTGTTGTTTCTGTTGCTCGTATGCTTGAGTCTCGTCTTGTTTCTTTTTCTTCTTAAGTTTAAGTAATTGATTAGCTAACTTAAGATTCTTAATCTCTCTAATGTCAATAGCATCTTCTAATCCAATAGAATCTCTCTGAAGTGCCATTTGAATATTAGCTTCAAGCTGTGCTTTCTCAGCCTCGTCTGGAGACATCTCTATAAATATACCAAAGTCATAGATATATAAATCCTTAATATCATCTAATATAGATACGTTGTATTTACCTATCTGGTTAGCGAACTGCTCTTTAAAGTCTGAATATTCTAATACGTCAGCTACCCTTAATGATATAGCTTCAGATAATGTTCTAGTCAAATATAAACTAGCATCTAGTATATGTCTTGTAGCTGTGTTTGAGTTAGCTGCTGCAAGCTTCTGTACTCCAACCAAACTATTTGGATCTGGCATGCTACCATCACGAGCCTCATTAAGACCTGTTACGTCTCTAATCATGCTCATATAATGGTTATACGTGCCAACTAAAGCACTTATTTTACCTTGTCCGTTGTTTGAGTTAAGCTCTGTGATTGGAACCCTTGCATTATTAAATTCTCCGTCTTGAGTATAGGACCTACCTATAACAGATCCAGTCTGGAAGTACAATCTAAGTGCGTCCTCTGGATTATATGCTTGACCATTACCCAAATCAACCTCGTTAAGTCCATCAGCATCAATAAACACCCCATCTGGCACCATCTTAGCAAGTACCTGTTGAAGTTTAAGATGTGTAATCTGAATAAGATCGGCAAATGTTGTCATTCTACGAACTAACGACTCCACCTTTCCTTTATACATTCTAGGTGCAACTGCTATATAGTTTGGCATAGCGTACTGAGATGCAGACTTAGGTCGTACCATGTTCTTAGACATTTCCCATTTAAGTACATAATTCGTACCCATAACCATAACACCTTCGTACCAAACATCAATACGTTTCTCTACCATCTCGAATCTTCCTTCCTCCATCATCTCTTGAGGTGGATTGAAAGTATCTTCCTTAGGTATCATCTTAACTACTCCGTTATCATTTATTTTTTTCTTATAAACAATCTTCTTAGTAGTCTTGTAATTATAGTATAATAATGTAGCAGAGTCTCTATTGAATAAACTATTATTATAGTATTGTGAGGCATTATAATAATTATACCATGACTGACTGTGTAGAGAAATTTCTTCAAGTTGATCTATTGTTAAAGAAGGATCTATTTTTAAAAGCTCAGTAATAGGGACAGTTTTAATCTCTCCCCAATAAAAACAATCTTTAAAGTATGGATCCTCAGTATAAGAATAAACTATACTAGCTGGATCAACATAATCAATTTTAATTCCATGCCCTGGTAGAAATTGATGCCTTACAATTCCTACTCCAATAGTAGTAATATCGTAATCAACTCTTTTTCTAATATCCATATATTTATTAGAATCCAGAACAGTGTTAATAGCTTCTTCTTCAGCTATCTCTACAGCTGGCTTATAGTTAAGCTGCATATATAGGTTAAGCTCTTCATCTGTTTCTGGTAAATCATCTGGGTTAGTATTAAAAGCATTAATTCCAAATTGATCTTTAATCTGACTTAGTAATGGTTTAGCAACCATATCAGTCTCTATCATGTCCTGATATTTATTTCTCTTAGCAGCAGACATAGCGTCTTGTGCGTATGCCTTAACATGAAATAATCTATCAGACATTCCGTTAACTACAATATCTACAAACTTAGGTATGATAGGTACTGGAGTCCAGTCTAAATTCAAGTAAGATAAATCACCATCAACAGCAAGTTCATTCTTATACTTTTGTACAGACTGTTCACCTCTAGCGTATAATCTTAATCTATGATAATCTGTCCATTGATCATAAAATCTTGAACGTTGCCCATCCTTTCTAAACCACTCATATTGAATGCTTTGCCCAATCTTTAGACCAAACTCTTTTGTTTCTTTCTCAGAGTCAGGAACATACTGAGTAGGAAACGGTATGTTTTTAATATCTATATCTACTTTTACCATCTAATTTAATATCTCGCTAAATGATCCTTTATTATTATATCTTGCAAAGGTAATGCTTATTTTCGATTCTTTTTTAGAAGCAATGTACATGTGCTTTTGATTAGCCATTATAGCTAGACCAGAACTGATAGCAGCATCAAATTTAGTTCTATTATTTATATCAAATTTAGCCCAATCCTCTAATGTTCTTGAGAAATACATAGATCCCATCTCGTCAGGATCTCTGTAGGTACCCTCTAAATCTAGGCCTACATGCTTCTCTATAAATGTTTCAATAGCAGATGCGTGAGCTTGCTTTATATCCTCAGATGAGTTAGGTATTCCTCCAAGCTCTCTCTCTGTCTTAGATAAATTAACAAAGTGTTTATCTGGTCTATTCATAGAAAACCCTCTGTATCCTCTGTTCTTAAAGTGATATAGTAGTCTTTGTTTATTGTTCTCAATAAGAACTGGCATACCGTAAAACACACAAGCCATTAGTATCTCCTCAAAGAATATCTCTGCTGTTTGTGGTCTTGCTACATATTCAAGGAAGAATTGATTGCTTGGTGCATCATCCATATTAAACTTAGTCATTCCATGCAAGGATCCATTTGATCCTCTATTACCAACGGTACCAGATATGTCGTATGGATCACATCCAAACGAACCAATGTGTTCATTACCTGGATACTTCATTCCGTTCTTCTTAATTACATTATTGGTTATGTTTTTATTAGGTATCCAAGAAACAAGAAACCTACCCCTAACGTCTGGAGTCCATATCACCTCAGTATCTAACTTACCATCTCTCCAATGGAAAGATCCTCGAGTAAGAACCCTATCCTTTATAAGCGAATCGTTGTAATCAATCTGATGATATATCTTTGTCAAGTTAAATAAAGACGACTTAGACTCATCTCTAAATGCATGACCTTCTGTTCTAGGAAACTGACGATAGAACTCATTAAGAGCATCTGGATCGCTTTTAAGTGAACTCACCTCATTATTCCAGTAATCGATAGCACCAATCTTTATAAGTCTATTATCAACACCCATTACTGGACTATCTGGAGTAGTAAAAACTGGATGACCATATCTATCGATATAACCCTCAAAATTCCACTCCATAGGTATAAATAATGAGTACATCCCAGACTTAGTCTGTCCGTTATTATTTCTATTAGAAGGGAGTGAGTCTTCGTAAAGTTTCTTGAAGTTATCCCCTCCCTTTTCTAATGCGTTTGATGTTGATCCCATCATACACTTTCCAATGATTCTACTACCTAAACGAAGACATGTCTTTGTTACTCGCCAGTTATTTAAGATGTTATCAGGCTTAGTCCACTTACCGCTCTCATCATGTATTAAAAGCTTAAGTTTCTCACCATCATAGGAGTTATCCGCTGTATTCTTCCAGTCAATAGACGTATCAAGACCTTCTATATTTGAACTATCACTTTCGAACATGTTCTTCTTAGTGATCTTAGATGCTGGTACTCTATAGGCAAGCTCTGTCTTAGGCTTATCCATACCGTCCATAATCGGCTTAAAAAAGAACGGATAATTACTAGATATAGGGACAACCTTATCTGTAAACATAGTCTTAGCATCTGCTCCAGTCTTGGATAGTATACCAATCCTTGCATCTTTTGCAAGAGTAGCTACGTTTACTGATTCTCCTGATCCCATAAATGAGAACCCAGAACGTCTGATCTTTAGGTATATCATTCCAAAACATCTATCGTCAGACTTACATGCTTCCCAATAAATAAAAAATAATCTGTTTGCTTCTCGAAAGTCAGGATGACCAACGTCAATCTTGGTCCACTGTAGGTACATGTAGTGAGATCCAGTGATGTATGTAGGTACTCCGTTATTCATAAAGAACATACCCTCATCTCTCCTATTAAACTCTCCTTCTATATAGTCAACCCATTTAGATTTAAAGTCTTTAGGAGCTCCATGCCATGTAAAAATAGTTTTTATATTACTAAGCTCCTTAGGATATTCAGCAGCTTCCCAGTATTGATTTTCTTTTTTTTCGTCCCTTTTATAAACATTTTTTGGGACGGATGGAAGTGCTATATTAATTCCATTTATATTGTATACCTCTCCGATGGTTCCATCTCTAGATATAACAATCATGTCATATTTTTCATCATAACCATAAGCCCAACTCTTAGCTCTGTTCTTATTAGATAGAACACTTGTTGGGATATAATTAGATACTACTTGATGAAGTTTACTTTGATTTTCCTTCTGCAAACCCTCGTATTGTAGGCTCTTTAGGCTTTTCCGTTTCTCCATCTAACATTGATTTTTCTTGTTCTATTCTATTAAGTATAGTGAAAGCATCTTCTATTGCCATCCTTTTTGAGGCGGCTGCATTTTTTAATTTATCTGAAGATAAATCTTCTTCTCCTCCTGTTATTATAATATCTTCCGCTACCTTTATAAGTTCCTCAACGGCTTTATAGCCAGCAGCAATAATTCTTAGTTTTAATTCCATTTTACCGTTATGTTATTTGTAAACATTCTATATAGTTTCTCTCCATCTATAGTAAATGGATATTCACTATCTGGCTCAAATGAAACCTCATCACCTACGTTTAAACCTAAATCTAATAGCTCTTTATTTATATACTTTATAGTACCTACTAATGGTTCTTCAGTTCCAGGTTTTAGGATATATGATTCTTTTTTTTCGGATGGTTTTATAAAGCAATACTTAGAGTGTGCGTTCCATTTATTATCATGCTTGTAAAGAAAGAACTGATCGTTTTCTATAAAGAATAGGTCATCTTTAAAAAAAGAGAATCCACTCTTTTCTCTTCCTTTCATATCATAGTATATCTTAAATACATTATGATGAACTAAAAGGATATCTCCAGAGACAATATCTCCAGAGTATCCTAAAGGTGTTTCTATTACTTCTGCGAATCTATTAGAAGCAGTATGATCCTCTTGAGAAGTACTTGTTATAAAGTCAACATCTCCGAGTTTTTTTATATTATCATACCTTCTTCCATTTACAGGTCTAACTATAAAGTAGAATGGTGATTTCATTTAAAAATTTATATTATATTCAATAGATGTTGGCATGTTAGAATTAAACTCTTTCCATAAAAGGATTTCATTGTTTTTTTCTATCCATATCTTCAAGCTTTGATGTTCTCCATCGAACTGTATAAGATGTATGATATATGTCTTATCTAATACAGGCTGCCCTACAATATAATGCATAGCATCATTTTTATAGTCTTGACCTATAGAGATTTTTCTAATATCAATCATTTTATTTCTCCAGATTCTAGGTTGATGGTAACATCTCCATACTTTTCAGTCAACGCTTTTTCTGCATCAGCAAAATCAGATGATAACTTCTCAAGTTCGGAGAATACAATAGTCTTTTTATTTTCTAGGTTTCTTATAGCGATTTCAATATCTGCTATACTATTTTTAAGAGAGTTGAAGTTTTTATTTAATTCTCTTAAGTTTTCTAATTCTTCTGTTTCTAATATTTTCATTTGATTTAATTTTTTACAAAGATAATATTTATTTTATTATATTTTCAAATCTTGTATTTCTTTGTAAATCCTTAATAGTTCAGCTTGTTTTTCTGCTAAAATTTCTTCTGTTGTTTGTTCTTCAACTTCTATAAATTCAACTCTTACAAGTCCATTATCATCGTAAATTTCGTTTCTTATTGTTTTCATATATTAAAATGTTATACCAACATAAGGAATTATTGTAGTATTTAAGCTTGCTCCTGTCAATGTAGTTGGAGCAGAACCAAAAGTTTGATTTGACGCATAAGAACTATAAGGATTTGTTCCAGTAGTTGAAATTGAAATTGGTAATAATTGAGCTATATTATATGCATAATAAGTTGGAGTTGATGAACTATGTATTCCAATCCAATAAGTTGTTCCAGCAACAAATGAAAATGCAGTTGTAGCGGTTTTAGTACCAATTGTTGAGCAATCTAAATTTGTGCTTTCATAAAGTTTAGTAGTAGGAACTCCGCTTACATCTGAATAAATTAAAATTCTTGCATTTGCAGATAATAATAATGTTGATACATAAGTAAATAAGCTAGAACAAGTAAAAGAAACATTAGGTATATAAGGAATTAAATAAATTCTATTAGAAACTCCAATTGTAGTAGTCAATCCAGCTCCATTTATACTTAATGATGTGCTTTGACCACTAGATAAAGTTTTTAATGTATGAACTCCTAAAAGTCTGTTGTTAAATGAGCTCCAATCTGTTGAACTCAATGCTCCTCTATTTGTTGCACTTGCTGTAGGTAGATTAAACTTATGGTCTGTCCCACTATCTACTATTGCAAAGTCTGTACCTGTGGTTCCTGTGGTTAATGTTTGAACTGCCCCTGTTAGTGAATTGATAGCTGTTAATCCTGTACCAGCCATAATACCACTCTGTTGTGTAACTGTTAATATAACAGATGGAATTATAGGATGTGCAAATGGAGAAGTTTGAGCAGCTTCATATAACAATCTAACATGAGTATCTGGTGTACTCCACATTAATTGATAATAATCTCCTCCAACAGTATTTAATACATAGTTCCAAGTAGCTATTATTTGTGAAGCAGTTGCACCTCCTGCTAAAACTATTTTACCTCCACTTCCAGGTACATCTACTCCATTTTTTCTTAACCATATATCAACAGAGTCAGTACCACTGTTTGTTCTATCAAATTGTGCTGAAAACTGAATATTATAAACTCCTGTATTAGCAATAGTGATTCTAGTTAAATTACTACCATCACTTACTATTGTTACTCCATTACTTAAATCAGTAATACCTAACTTCATTGCGTAAGGAGTATTTATTGCAGCAGCTGTTTGAATAGTGTTATCTTCAAATGCACCATAATATCCAGTTGGTGTAGCAGCTGGTTGAGCAGCCCATTTTAAACCTGTAGCTGTAGTACTATCTGCTACTAACATTTGAGTATCTAATCCTACTGGAAGTCTTGTATTTGTTGAGTTATATGTAAATATATCTCCTTTAGTTGTAAGAGGAGATGTAAATGTAGGTATAGTCCAACTTCTATCTGCTGTAAGATCATAACCAACACCATTAATAGTTAATGTTCTTGCGTTTGTTACTGGTGTATATCCTAAAGCTGTAGTAACTTGACTACTGGTTATGCCTGTAAGGTATGTATTAGTATCTAAAGCAAATGTTCCAGCAGCGGTCATTTTTACAAATGGTGTTCCAGTGGTCCATGTTGGGTAGTTTAATGCTCCCCATGTTCCAACAGTAGGTATAGTAGGGAAAGTTGCTAAAGAAAGATCTCCTCTAAAATATTGTGATGTAGTTCCAGTAGTAATCGCATTTTGTTTGGCATTCCAAGTAGCAGCACTAGCTATTCTTGAATCTGCTAATGTTCCAGTCCATCCTAGCGTTAATGATACACCTTGAAGCAATGCTGTGCTTGGAGTACCTCCTAAAGTAAGAGTTACATTTGTATCATTTGTTTTTGTTAAAGCTGCTGGTGTAAATGATGGTATATCAGAAGTAGTAGCAATAGTATAAGTTCCTGCTGTTTTATTGGGGAACTCTAAAGTTATATCATTTGTTAATAAATCTGTTTTTAAAGTCCCTTTATTAATACGTAGTTTTTCCCATGTTAATTCAGATTGATTTGATCCATTAAAAAACGATAAGGATTGAGTATCTAAATTTACGTTGGAAATTGGTGAGTTTAACGTTAATAGCCCAGGGTATAAATAGCTTTGATACCCATTCAAAACATCTGAAGTAAAAATACTCCCATCACTGCGTAATCCAATATTATATCCATAATTGTCATCATTACTATACATTTCATAAGTTAGTCCAACATACGGTGTATAGTAAAATAGTTGATAATTGTAGGGAGTACCATCATTGGTAGACCATTCAAAATCATACGAATCTAAATAACCTTGAGTATCAACGCTTGTTAGTATTATAGCTGTTGTGGTTGTGTTACCTACATCTGTTACCTGCTGTAGTGTAGGTATAACCCCTACATCTTCTGTAGTAGCTATTATATACTCACCAGTTGGTTTATTTGGAAACTGAAGAGTTATATTGTTATTTAGTTTTGTAACCTTTAATTTACCACTTCTTGGTAAATTATTTTGTATTTCTATAAAACCAGATCCAGCACCATCAGTAGCGTCTAATGTTATACCACCAGTATAGTTACTGTTTGCAGTATCTTGTGAATATAAATTAAACGTACTCTCATAGCCACCTATGAACTTACTTAATGTATTTAAAGATGCATTAATACCAAAACCATATCCAGCGTAGTAAGAGCTATAGTCCTCATCAATATCACTTGATAAGGTTCCAAACAAACCTAAATCTTCAAGCGTGTTCTGAACTGTATAGTTTGTATACTTTCCAGGATAACTATTTAAAACAATATTATTAGTAGTAGCATTACCTAAATCAGTTACTTGTTGTAGGTTTTGAGGCATACCAGAAACAATACTTGACCAGTTATATAATGTTCCGTTGAGATTTAAGGTATCTAGATCTATCGTTAAATTATGAGAAGCATTTCCATTATCAACAAGTCTTATAGTTGGATAAGAGTTGTTATTTAGATATAGTGTTCTATTGTTTGAAAAGTTTGTTGACTGAATATCAGCATGACCTAAACCTCCATAGTTATATATACCGTTACCATTATTAACAACATCTTGCAATGTGCTTGCTGATGGCGGTATATCTTGAGCCGTTATAAATGGATGAACACCATCCTCACCGTCGTTCGTTAGGTCTGATGTTTTTGTAGGAATCTGGTCATACTTATCCAGTACAAGAGATATGATATAGTCATTATCTTCTTTAATGAATCCATTACCATCTATAAATGTAAGGCTAACATTAAAAAAGTTTGGCTCTGGAAGGTATACCTCAACACCAGTTATTTTATATAATCCAAACAAGTTAGTATTGCTTCCCTTAGATATGACAACCTTAGATCCGTTAAGGAAGTTTATATACTCACTAACAATATTTCCTTTAAGGCTAGTATTACTAAGCAAGAATGTGCTTATATCAGAGAAGTTTACTTGTGGACCTATCTCTGTTATAAATGATATCGTACCAGGTCTTCTAGTCTCTAAAGGATCAAGAGTCTGGTATGTGTATCCTAAAGAATTTCCAGAATTTATTACCTGATTATGATTGAAATAATCAGCAACATTATCTGGACTAAAATTCTTTGTCGCATTATAGTTCTGTGCGTCGGATCCTATCCATCTATCATTACCCTTGACATTAGTATCAAGACTATATATACTTATTTTTGTCATATACTCTGTATGCTGTATAGCATGCTGCGATTAATAATAATATCCACCAATAAGATAATATACTTTCTTTTTTGTCTGTATCCTTCTGAGCAACCTCTATCTGAGTTTGAGACTGAGTCTTGTCAGTCGTTACGACTGCGTTATGTCGTTTTTCAGACACTTTCTCTGTTGTTTGAGTACTTATGTTGTTCTTATGTTTTTTGATCCTTAAAACAGCGTTTTTAAATACTTTATTATCGTACATAAAAGGTTTTGTTGTGTCTATAGGAGTTATCTCAATTTCAGAGGTTGTAGACGTATCTATAATCCTTGTATTTGAGTCTGTGTTTATAGCTATAGATGAAGTATCTATAGTCTTTGTTTCTGTTAATTGTTTAATGTCTTCTGTGATATGACTCTTTTGAACCTTTCTAGATCCACAAGAAACAATTAATAATGATAATAGTATATATTTATTCATGAAATTTAAAATCATTAAGTCTATTTAACCACCCCTTTATAAATTTTGATTGGCTTGGATTATTTTTTACAATATCATTTAAAAATTTAACCCTAGCATTAAACAAACTTGTGAATAATTCTTTTTGATTTGCTTGATTAAGATGACTAAGTGTTATCGCTCCGACCTTACCATCATCTTCTAATCCTAACAATCTTTGAGGTATTACAACACCCCATTTGCCAGATCCCCAAACCCAATCAACCAATATTTCCGCTATAGATTGATTGTTTATCTTGTCTGCCTGCCATATATCCCAGTATTTTTTCAGAACAAACTTAAAATCATCTCTGTTTAGAAGTTTTATATCTGCATCGTCTATATGACCATCATGGTTTTTATCATATCCAACCTGCTTCCAGGTAGATATTGTAACCCCCATGTTAGTAGATCCACCCTTGTCTGTTGGATCATTAACATAACCACCTTCCCACTTAGCTATTATTGGTGCCAACAATTTTATATCTGCCATTATTTTTTAAATATTTTTTCAAATGCAGTAGCGGTTAAAGCCGTTCCTGCCAATGCGGTTACTGCTTGTATTAGTATGTCCGTGTGAAATATAAACATGGCTACTATTAATGATATACTACTAATGATCCCTATAAATCTTTTAGAACTATCAGGGCTTTCAGAGTTTAATAATGACTTGAAATAATTAATCATCCTTACCGTTTTTTCTATCTATTAGTTTCCAAACAGTATATATTATCGATACTATTAAAAGTACAAATCTTAAAAATGTTTCACCTTGTGATGAAAGTGATAAGAAAAAAGCTGAAGAGTTTAATAAATATAATCTCAAATCGTTATGTGTCATATTACCAAAGAGCAATTAAATATGATATTGCAGTTTCTGACTCAAGAACTCTTAATGCTTGAACTGGAAGTATCATGCTAGCATTTTGATCTCCAGCAGCAGAAAACGTAACAATGTCTCCGCCAACAGTTAATATTTGTAAATTACCAAATTGATTACCTGGAATATAAATAGAAAACCCTTCGTTAGGTGTTGGCACGTATAATGTATATGGAAAACCTCCTGCGGATGTCAAATCAGAAGACAAGACTAATGTATGTTGATCTATAAAACCAGTCACAGTAGCTAAAGTATTATCACATATAATCGTGTTTCCAATTAAGTTGGTAGTAAATACATTGTTGTTATCTACTAATAGGTTTGCAGCTGATGCACTTGACACTCCTGATAGACCTGCATTAGCAGGGTTTGGCATATTAACAGTATCGCTTTGAATAATTGGAGTGGCTCTACCGTAATGCGTTTTTAAATATTGCATGTTTTTATAATATTTTGTTTATTAATAAATTTGGATTATTCAAAGCTTCTTTTCTTTTAGAACATCCACAGTCTTTTCCTGTTTTTTTAGCAACATAATCAACAGCAGCTTTAATTCCTGTAGCCTTAGTTACGCTCTCAATTCTATCTCCTAGTTTCATTATTTTCTTTTTTTAGCAATCAACATTTTAACGTTAGATACAGCTCTTTCTTTAGCCATCTCTTTAGGGCTCTCAGATGATTCTTTACCAGTCTTAGTCTCCATAGATAGGTGTTTGTTCATTATGGTTGATTTAGTTTTTAAACCACCACCAGACATTACGGTCATAAAGTTTTTCATTATTTCTTTACTACTTTTTTAAGGTTAGGATTAGCTTTCTTTGCAGCAGGTGATGCAGATCTTGCTCCAGCAGCTAATATAGCTGACGCGTTCTTCATTGGTACTCCTTGTTTCTTTGAGATAGCTACAGCAGCAGCCTTGAACCCCATTCCTTTTTTTTCTTTCATTTTGTTTTAGTTTTATGTTTAATTTAATATTTTTAAACCTTTACTCAAATTATCTAAAGCCCATAATGGCTGTAAATTTGTATAATGGTTTAATCTTATTACCAGGGTGTTCATCTTTATAACTAGCAACTCCCTTTGCATTTAATCCACCCTTAGCATCCTTACCTTCTTTTCTTGTCCAAGCAGCTGTCTTCATTTCTTTACGTTTCCTTTAAGGTAAGACATTTTACCATTCATGGATGACTTTCCTTCGTACTTCTTAGCGTTAGAAAGTGCGATTGCAATTGCTTGCTTCTGAGGCTTGCCAGACTTAATCTCTGTCTTAATATTCTCAGATATAACCTTCTTGGAACTTCCTTTTTTTAACATAATTATAGCCTTACAGCCCCTATTGAGTTTGTTGTTTGATCGTGGTATAAGTATGTGCAATTTGTAGAACCTCCGTTAGCTATGGTTATAGCAGTAGAAGCAGTAGCATAATCTAAATATGAAGGCATTGTATCATTTGAAAATATTGTTGCTCCTGATATTCCATTCCCAGAACCTGCACTGTTTCCAAAAGCATTAATATTATCTCCCGCGTTACCTTGAGCCGAAAATACCCCAAATGCATTAATGTTATTCCCTGTATTGTTTTTTGCTGTTTCTGTTCCAAAAGCATTTATATTATACCCAGTGTTACTTTGAACAGATTTTGATCCTAAAGCATTTACACTTTCGCCAGTATTGTAAGAAGCAGACTGTAATCCAAATGCATTAACACTACTTCCAGTGTTGTTTATTCCTGCATTATTTCCAAAAGCATTAACATTTGTACCAGTGCTACCCTCTCCAGCACCTGTCCCTTGAAAGTTATTTCCATCAACTAAATCGTGACCATTATCCAATACTTGTTGTAATGTAGTAGTTTCTACTAATGCAATATGACCATTAGTGTCAGGAAAAATATATGTCCTGCTATCCGTGTTAGCTGTCGCATCTAACGTAACATCAAAATTATCTTTCTTAAATGACATGTATCCAGTAGCACTCGATGCTATAAGTACTTTTTGATTAGGCGAAGCAGCTCCTCTTATCTCAAGTCTATTATTATCAAGAGTCATCTCTCCATATCCGTACAGTGTAGGATCGTAAATCTTAAGCTTAGTAACACTTGTCTCAAGACCAATAGCGAACATGTCTTGTATCATGAAATTCTTAGTAGCATCTGAATGGTGTATATCAGTTCCAATCAATATATCATCACCTTGTGGAGAAGATATCGAAGGGTAAACACTTATTTTTGTCATCTTAGTTTTCTTTTATTTATCTTTGCAAAGATAATAATTAAATTTATATGAAAATCAAGAAGATTATAACTAAAACCTACTATCGTAGAACACCTGAACATGACTGGCTGAAATATTTCAGAGTTGTTCGGTTCTGGGTTCGTGAAACCTACGGTATAAAATACGCAGAGCTTGAGATGCTACTATTCCTTTACGGAGAGAACCTATTCACTAGACGAGACTTTGACGATTATCAGAAAATAATGGGATGGAACATAGAGAGATTCAATGGACTTGTAACAGATGGATGGGTTATAAAATGGAGAGAACGTCATGCCAGAACCGAGTCAGATCTTTACACACTATCATTCAAGGCAAAACGTATAATGAACGCGTTCTACAAGAAGCTTAGCGGAGATGATGTAATATCAGAGAACCCTAACAAGAACCCTATATTCAAAAAAAATACCTCTACACAGTATAAATCGTATAGAGGCATGATTATTAAAATGAATGATGCTATAAGACAACGACAACGTCACGTTCAAGAATGATCGTGACGAGTCTGTCCTCTATTAAAACACTATATCCAGACCTTTTGTCATAGTATATAACGTCCCCATCATTTATAACAGATACATCTGTTCCAACCTTTATAACGGTTGCTTTCTTATAACGCATATCATCTGCGTCTGTACCTGACAGCATCAATCCAGATGCTGTCTTCAGTTGCTCCTCTATCGGATCTACTAGAATATATTTTGCGATTGGTTTCATATCTAATTGTTTTCAAATTGTTCTTTAACAAAATCTAATAAACCCCCCATGGTTTCAAAAACATAAGGAATTGGAGTTGCTTGACCATTATAATTCCATTCTCTTAAATATACTTGATAGCCATTTCTAGCCTTTTCTATTATAACTTTATTTATGTCTACTTCTATTACATTTATTTTTCCCATTATGCTCTTGCTATTGTTATAATTGCGTTTGTACTTAAAATAGTTGTGGCAACACTCACCGCGTTCTTTAACGCGTTATTGGTAACCTTAAGCGGATCAATGATCCCCATCTTGAACATGTCACCATACACCTCGTGCTTAACGTCATAACCATGGTTACCACCCTCAGCCAATGCCATTATCTCGAATCCATCCTTACCAGCATTAGTTATGATCTGCAATAATGGAGTCTCAATAGCTCTTGACATTATCTGGCGTGCAACATACTCATTGTTACTAAGCATATCAAACGTCTCGTCTGTTTGTGCACTTATCTTATCTGCGATATTGAACAGAGCCAAACCACCACCTGGCAGAATGCCCTCCTCTAGTGCAGATCTTACAGCACACACAGCATCATCAACTCTATCGTATCTCTCCTTCTGCTCAATGTCTGAGTTACCACCAACATATATAACACCAACACCACCAGTTAAGGACGCGATACGCTCCTTTACAGCCTCTCTCTCGGACTTTCTCTTGGAAAGGTTATGTTGCACCCACAGCTGCTCAACTCGCTCCTTAATTTCGTCGTTTGCAATCTCTGATCTAACTATAACGGTCTTATCTCTATCCACAATGATCCTATCCGCCTTACCAAGGTGCTCCATCTTGATTAGACTCAAGTCATCTCCAGTCTGCTCGCTGAAGTACTTCGCCCCAACAGCCAATGCAATATCAGCCATAAGCTCCTGTTGCTTGTACCCAAACTGTGGTGGCATGATGTTACAAAGCTTAAGATTGTTCTGTGCCACATTCGCTGCAAGCGTGTTAACCACATTGCTCGTGCATGGCCCAATGATCAAAAGCTTCTTATTATCATTAATGATAGGCTTCAAAATATTCTCAATCGATAGTATGTTGCTTATCTCCTGGTCTGTGACCAAGACATACACATCATCCATGATGCACTCGTCCTTCTTAAAGTCATTAACGAACAGCTTGCTCGTGTATCCTCTAGCTATCTTTATCCCGTTGGTCACCTCAGAGTATGTGTCAGCAGTTTGTGAGTTCTCTATCGTAACAATACCATCCCTTCCGACCTTCTGGTACGCGTCAGCGATAATCCTTCCAAGCTCTTTGTCGTTATTAGCAGATATAGCAGCAACATCTCTCAAGGTGTTTCCTTTTACCTTACGACTCATTCTCTTAAGGTCAGCAAGCACCTCATCAGTTACAAGGTTCATATATCGAATAACCTCAGTAACGTTATGTCTCTCTGTTAGAAGCTCCATACCGATCCTAACAATAGCCTCTGTCAAGACAATAGCAGTGGTCGTACCATCTCCAGCACTCGATGCTGTACGATCAGCAGCCTCCTTCATCATCTTAACCGCTAGGTTCTCAACTGGGTTGACTAGGTCAATGCTCTTAGCAACCGTTACACCATCCTTAGTAACCGTGATTCCATGTGTGTGGTTCCTTGACTCTATAAGAACAGTGTTTCCTCTTGGTCCCAACGTGCTCTTAACAGCCTTTGCAATGGTAGTGATACCATTTATTAATAGCTCACGACCTTCTTGGTCGAAGACTAACTCCTTAGGGGAGTACATGTAGTTTTCCATTTGATTTGATTAATTTATTATTGGCAAATGTAATACATTTTTACCAATGTTTTATTTTTTTTTGAACTCCTCAATAATTGGTATGAATGCCAAAACAATAATAACAATAACAGCTACCAAGCTATGTGAAGTTTAAAGATAAAGAAGTAGATATTGATTTCATTATAATCAAACATCTTATCTCTATTAAAAAAGTTAAATCCAAACATACAATACTGAGGTGACATCTCTAATTCTATTTCCATATCTTTTTTAGTTAGTGTCGTTATGACGAAAAAAAGTCCCATATTCTACTATATATATATTTATTATTTTATATATTTTTTTTTATGTAAAAATAGGAAAAAAAACGTCGCAGCGACACTAAACCTTGTTAGCCCCTATCAATCCTCAGAAAAGTCCATGACAAACTTTTTTAAAATCGACACCGCTGCGACGATAATCGTCGTAAAAACGCGTTTTAGAACATTTTCTTAATTTGCTCTGCTCTTAAAATGGTGTTTACCTTCTCGTTGATATGAATTTCTTTTTTCATTCTAGAGATTTTCTTGATCAAATTCTCACCATCAGGTTGATAATTTAACAGTCTTCCATCCTTAACTTTTAACCCATTCAAATCTTTTTTCTTTTCCATAGCTATATTTTATTTTCTGCAAAGGTAATAAATATATTAGATATGTAGAGTGTTGGGGTTATAGGGCGATTCTGCGAGACGGGGCTCCAAAAGAAAACGACTTCAAATCAGCTACGGGGGGTACAAAATCGTTCATTTCCTCTAGTTTTTTTGGCTTTTCGGGAGCCTAGCTATGGCGTGGCTAGGTCGGTGTCTGTGTGAACGCGTGTGCTATGGCTATGGCTTGGTGCTATGGCTTGGCCGTGCCCACTACTATGCTATGCAATGTACTATGCTATGGCGAGAGAGAGACTAACAAACGTTAGTTAGTATTGCGATGTGCGGTACTATGCGATGCAAGGTAGTTGGTATAAACCTTGAGTGACTGACCGAGCCGTCAGTACTATGTATAACAAAGTAATTGGTATAATATAACAGACAGTATAATACTATGCACGCATACTAAATTGGCATAAACTAACAATCGTTAGTAAAAAACCTCGCGAGAGCCTATCCCCACTGGATTTTCAACAAACTCTAAGGATTGGTATCTAAGTACGACAGAGACATAAAAGTGTCTTAAATCGCTTTAAAATGCGTTTTATAGGTATATAGTATATTCGACAACTATAGACACAAACAATGATAGACAAAACCTATCAAGCAATAGATTTATCGCAGAAGCAAAGCCTTATGTTTACTGGCGTTTTGCGTTTAAGCAACGAACTCGAAGGAGGTGATATATTATATCGTCTTAGAATATAATCGTGGTGGAAATGGCTTTAAAATGCGTTTTAGGAGTATTCAAGGGCTGTGACGGGGGATAACACTCCCCAACATTCTTATAACCTTATAATCTTCCCGAATATTAAACAATCGTTTAACTTCTTTATATATAGGAGTAAGCATATATTATTACAAAGTCAATAAGGTAGTAACTGCTAAGTCCAGTGAAATGTTAAAGTTTTGTTAAAAATTTGCACAGGTCAAATAGCCGTCGTATGTTTGTACTGTCAAAATGAGACAACGTTCTTTGAAATACTAGTTGTAGAATAAATCAAACAGGTTAGGTTTGGAAACATTAAAGAAACCCACTCGGAAACGGATAAGGTCACATAAAGGAAGAGGGCGTTAATGATAACAATAACTTATGGAAGATTAAAATTGACAACTAGTATTTTCTTTAGCAAATGTTAAAGTTTTGTTAAAGTTTTGGTAGATTGAAAAAAGCAACATACATTTGCTTCATCAAAATACATAGTCAGGCAGACGTGTTTAAAAACATTAGTTTGCGGGTTTCAGGTCGGAAGGCTTGGCTCAGGTTAACAGAACGATTGTGACGTGCTTACAATTCTTTTGTTAACGACAGTGTCCATGAGTGTGTTACTCATGCTGATGAGTCGCAGAACGACGAAACACTTTATATCATGAAACGAAACGAAATTCAAGGTGGCTGTATATTGGCCACCTTCCTGCTTATAGCAGTAATAGTACTAAGCCAATTATTAACTCTTATAGATTATATCTTTGGAAATTAGAACCTACACACAGACAAGTTACACAAGAGTAACACGTACCATGTACACGGCAAAGGTGCAGGGCACCACCTACCATGCGGATAGCATAGAGAGACTAAACGATTACATTACTAACCATGTCGAACCGACACAAAACACATTTTAATTATGAGAACACTAACAATCAACATCGGGTTAAATAATAACCCATACACGGCAGAGCAGGTAATAGATAGAATGGCGAGTGATTCAAGCTATCGTTTGATGGCTTATCAAATAGTCAGTTCAGAGTACGAAGGTCATCCTGAGGAAACGTTTGTAGGTTTGTTTGAGTACAAGTATAACAGAGACTCAAAGATACTATCCGACTTTGAAAATCTTGCCTCAGTAATGACTCAGGAGTGCATTGCAGTAAGTACTGAGTCAATGGACGTGCTTGCATATAACCAAAGCCACAAGGGTACGCGAAACAAATTTAATAACCAATACTTTAAAACAATATGAGACCATTAACACAAAAAAGTTTCTACGGCAAAGCTAGTATAGAGACAGAGAATAATATATCTTTATTAAAAAGCTATGATACTATAGTGGCGAAATACGACCATTTGAATAACAAAATGGAAGTTTTTGGTTTGTATTCGAATACAACTATGAGACACATAAATTCATTTCTTAATCATTTTGGTTTTGATACTTGTAGTAAGAAAGAACTAGAAGAGTACTATTTAAGCATTTAGTGTCGATAATCGTCGTAGCCGTGTCGTTTTTTAAAAAGTTTGTCATAGTTTAAACCTTTAGGTTTCAACTAGTTAAACAGATTAGTGTCGTTACGACGATTTTTCTTCTACTTTTACGTAAAAAAAAATAATAATAAATAAAGAATATATATATAATAGAATATGACACAAAAAAACGTCATGTCGACACAAAACAATTTAATTATGACTATAGCAGAAGCAAAACAATTATTAAGAAGCGAAGGATATTTCGTGGATAACCTTTGGCACGTGAGCGACGTGCAGAACAATTTCGAGTGTACGGAAGAAGAAGCACAGGACGTATTGGACGGTGCATTAAACAATGAAGCTACAATGGAGCGGATTTGGTTTGCTATTAATTATCACGCACAAGAAAATGGATTGAATAGAAAAGAAACATTTTCAATTGGTGAGAGTGTCGAAGTACCCGACCCGAATGATAGTGATATTCATAATCATAGTTTTGTTGGTGTGATTGTAGGTTTTCGTGATAGTGGCAATGCAGTTGTTGAGGACGGAGACGGTGATTTTTTCGAGATTGAAGTAGAACGTTTAAAACTAATATAAAATAGTATGAGAGTAATCATCACACGAGCACATTAACCTAGTAGCAACAAACGAAAATCTTAACACACTATGAAAAACTTAACAATTAACCTAGAGACGTACCTATTGAATTGGTATTGCGAACTTCCTGCAGAGGCCTTGAATGAGATTCATTTTGGCCAAGTAGACTATAAGGGCATCTTCGGACACGACTCGCGTCTTATCAAGGACGAACTACAAGATGAGTGGCATAACAACTTCGACCTAGAGGACAAGATAGCTTACCACGATGACCTTTATGATAAATATTACGAATACACTAAAAACATAAAACTATAATGAAACGAACAGAACAGATTGTACAGATAACACTAACAACATTATTCCTATTTGGGTTTGCTATGTTAGTGATTGGAATGATAACAAACACACCTAACCATTTAAGCTTTGGAATTTATGACTAGATTAAAAAACACTATAGCAGTTATAATAATAATTTGTACTGCCTTACTATCGGTTATCTTTGTTAACCTTCATAGAGTAAAAATGATTGTATTGCTACTGCTAGTAGTTACAACAATGGAAAGCTGTGGCTCAGCATGTAGCAGACAGCACAGGTATTGGAACACACACAGATGCGTATAAACTTTAACTAAATAATATATGAGAACATTTAATATTACAGAAGATCAGATTTTACAATTAATTGAAAACTCGAAAAACGAGTCAAACCAACTTATATTGGCAGACTTAAAGAATTGGTTTCCTAAACAACTAGAGACACACAGATGGTATGTAGTAAGAAATCCATCGCTTAATGATGCTATTGTTTTTTTACAAGAAGAAGGAATGAAGTACACGTTTGGATTTAATCATCACGGAGAGTGGACGGAGGTATATAACAACGAGAACCTGTACAGAATGTATAGTAATGACATTGTAAGGCTAGCTACAGATGATGAGTTAGAGAAGCTTCTAATGTCTGAGGCTGTAAGACGTGGGGTTTGGAACAAACCTATTACTTCCGTGTCGGGTAAAAAGTTGTATAGAGATTGTGAGTTCTCGGAGGTTTACGATTATTCAAGAGACGTACTTTGGTCGAAATACGGAAAAGTTTACAAATGTGGCGTTTGGGCAACCCCAATACTAGAGGATACCATAGAGGACAGGCTGAGTAGAATTGAAAAACATCTAGGACTATGAGACCAAGAACTAAAAAGGTATGCATCCAAGCAGAGGTGATGCGTATGCAGAGACATGCTAGGATATTCGGTATCATAGCGAGAGACAGACAAGAACAAAACGGCTTGAGTTGGGTGCAATCCAAGTCAGAGCTTAAGAGAGAGCTAACACTTAAAAACTTAGTACTATGCATGACGATTTAGAGCTAGTAATTACCTTTATGGAGGTGATGCATCCTGACAATACATTTATTATTAACATACTTAAGCGAGTACATGAAGAGATTAACGCTAATGCTTTACAGCCGTCAGATAGGAGATAAGTCTTTCACACTATATAACGGCACCAATATGTTCTTTGTGCCAAGATTCAAGCATCTTATGTTGGGACACGGCCTTATAGATATATGGTTCCCTAAAGACTATTACGATACTAACAATGAGGCATTAGAGATGATGTCATTTAACACTAACTTATACATAAAACGATTATACGATGGAGAAGAAAGCAACAAGAGAGATGCTCCGCTTTGAGAAGTGGATGCTAAAGAGAGTAAAAACAATACACTACGCGGACAATGAGAGAATGTCCGAGGCATACAGACGTGTGTATAATAATGCACTAACATAATGAGAAGGTATTTAATAGAGTACTACGCGGAGCATAACGACGAGTGCGTAGACTTAGAGACGATAGTAGAGGCTGACTCAATAGCTGAGGCATTGCTTATATTTGACAAGCAGTACAAACGTATAACATCAATAACAGAATTGCCTTATGGAGAATAGTATACCAACAGCAGTAGAATGGTTAGCAAATGAACTTTATGAAAAGTTTGAAATGAAAGGAGATGGTATTTTATATGATGAAATACTTAATCAAGCCAAAGAAATAGAGAAGAAGCAACTATTCTTATCTTCTAATACTTCTGCAAAAGAAGCATATAAAGCAGGACAAACATCAATGTATTGTGGCTGTTATGAATATGATGGATGTACTACTTATGAAGAATGGTTGTATAATCAATATAAAAACAAATAAGATTATGAAAATAATAGTAAAAAGAAACGAGCAACAACCAGAAATTACAATTGATTTAAAAGACGTTATTTTTTCTTATGCAATTAGAAATTCTTTTATATTAGCATTAGAAATTGAAGGATTTACACAAGATTCAATATCAGAAATTTTTAATACAAATTTTGATAAAATTGAATGTAAAGAAACAAATTAAAAAGAAATAAGATGAACATAGCAAATGAAATACTATGGGATATGTTTCAAAGGAGTAATTGTACACAAACAGAGTTTTGTATAAGACTTGGCTATAGAACACACACTCCTAATATGTCTCAATGGCTCTCAGGAAATACAGACTTATCTTTGAACTTATTAAAGAAGTTCTGTGATACATTAAACTTTACATTAAAAATAGAATTGTTATGACATTAAAAGAAAAGTTTTTACCATTTGTAGATTGGATGGACTTACAAGATGATTGTACTGATAGAAATTGGGCATTAAGAAATGCTAATGCATGTGAACAAATAGCAGATGAATTTGCTATTGAATTTACAGAGTGGAAAGATAAATTTATAAGTGAGGTAGGTGATTGGAAGCAAGATGGTGTTTATTTAAAAAATAGCTATACTACAAAAGAACTATTAGAACTTTATAAAAAAGAGAAAGGATTATGAAATATAGAATTGTTATTAAAACAGAAGTGAGTGGTAAAAAATGTTACTATGTTCAAAAGAAATTTTTATTCTTTTTTTGGATATATCTTGCTGAAATAAGAGATATGTCAATGAGTTTACATAATGTTGGTTTTTCTACTTTAAATGAAGCTGAAGAATATATGCAATATCATATAGATGATGACAACAAAGAGCAACAAAGTAAAATTATAAAACGAGAAATATATAAAAAATAAAATGACAGCAGTAGAATGGTTGGTAGATAAGATACTTGTAGAGAATGAGGTATACACTGACAGCGAAGGAGAATGGATTGATGAGCCAAGAATTGAGTATATAAACGCTTACAAGTCACACGTCGACTTATCGCAGTATGTTGCAGAGGCATTAGAGATAGAGAAAACATATAAACACCAATCAAATAAAGAATCCTTGTAAACGCTACAATGTAGGTCGCAATAATGGTCGTATCACTGCTGATATTGGTTGGTGGATGTTATTCATAAGTCAGTAAATTATTGTATGCGTGACTTTTGCCGTGGAGAGTAACGGCTTAATTTTAAATTTAACAATATGAGAAATATATGGAACGAGGCACAGAATGATGTGTTGAGTACACGGCTTGCTACAAATGAGTCAGTATCGTACATCCGAAAGGGTATAAAGATTGAGAACAAGAACGAACATATAAAGATATACAACACAAAGTTCGCTAACGACTTCTACAAGGAGTTGACAAAAGAGCAGTACGAGTTGTTTTTACTTCGTGGTTGGAGAGTTGGGTGCTACACGATGGCCATAAGTAATTACAGGAGGTCATTAGAGAGGCTATCCAAGAAGATAATTACAGAGATCAACACTAGGAAGAACGGAAGGCATTATCAAGCCTTAAAAGAGACTAGAAACGATTTGATGAACAGATTTACAGAAACACTTAAATTATTACAAATAGAAAACAATGGAAAACGTATTTAAAAGATTATCAGAGGTTGACGTAAAGTCAAAGATTGTAAAGAAAGGTAACCAAGACTACCTAAGCTGGAGTAACGCATGGTCAATGCTAAAGCAGAACTATCCGACAGCACAGAGAATTGTGTACGAGGATAGCCTAACAGGTCTTAACTATTTCACTGACCACAAGACAGCATATGTAAAGGTGGGCGTTATAGTTGATGGCATAGAGCATATCGACTACCTTCCAATTATGAGCTACAATAACAAGTCAATTAAGATTGAGGACATTACCTCGTTTGAGGTTACTAAAACCATACAAAGGTCTATGACTAAGGCTATTGCGATGCACGGGTTGGGGCTTTCTCTTTGGCATGGAAGTGATCTAATCGACACGGTGAAGTCAGCCAAAACCCCTACTTCAAAGATAGATTTGGCTGTGAATGATTCCAATTGGGCTGGCGTTGTTGCATATGTTACAGCCAACAAAACAAAGCTAGACCTAGCATCTATCGTTAAGAACCTAAGCATTAAGTATAACCTATCAACAAGTGTTAAGAAAAGCCTTGGTGACCTATTAAAGTAAAGACATGAAACAACTAGATAAAGATTTTTATTTAACCCCTGATAGTTATTCGGGGGTTGTACTGAATAAGACTTGTCATAAGACAAAGAAGAACGGAGAGGTGATTGAGTTCATCGACAAGTGGTACTATCCAAACTATGTGTTTGCCTTGCAGAAGTATGCCAAGCTAAAACAAGAACAGATAGGCGAACTAGATGAGATGTTAAAGGTGTATGAACAGACATTAAACGTAATTAAGAGCTATGCCACAAATACAATATAAGCACAAGGGAAGGAGCGAAAGATACCAGCATGTGTATCTTTGCTCCCATAACGGGTACGAAATGTTTCGTATGAGGATACAGATAGACAACAAGAAGTACATCAAGGACTACCACACGGAACGCGAAGCGGCCTTGGCCGTAGACCATCTATTAATTAAACATAGGCTAGAACCTAAAAACATACTAAAAAGATTATGATTTTTTTTGTATATTTGCAGGAGTAATGAAGTGAGACGCATTACAGTCTAAAACATTAAACAATCCTGTCAAGGAGGCACGTCTCACATTACTGCCGAATTGATGGGATTTTGTTTTATATGAAAGTTTGTACAAAGTGTAAGGTAGAGAAAGAATTAACTGAATTTAATAAAGGTAATGAACCTAAAACAGGACTTCAGTATAAATGTAAAAAATGTTTAAAAGATTATAGAAACGAAAACAAAAATATTATTTCAGAAAAACAAAAGATATATCGTATTAAAAATAAAGATGAAATAAGTAAAAATCAAAAAGAATATAGAGCAAAAAATACAGATAAAATAAAAGAAAATAAAAAAATATATACTCTAAAAAATAGAGATATTTTAAATAAAAAAAAGAAAGAATACTATTACAATAATACAGATAGAATAAAAGAGTACGGTCTATCATATCGAGATAAAAATAATGAAATAATAAAGCAAAAACAAAAAGATTATTATTTAAAGAATAAAGAAAAAATTATACTTAATACAAAGAATTACGCTTTAAAAAATAAAGAAAAAAGGAATAAAAATCAGGCAAAAAGAAAATTAATTGATCCTTTATTTAAATTAAAATGCAACACATATAATTTAATTTATATTTCAATAAAAAAACAAGGTTATTCTAAAAAATCTAAAACATACCAAATCCTTGGATGCACATTTGAAGAATTTAAACTTCATTTAGAAAACCAATTTACAGAAGGAATGTCTTGGGAAAATCAAGGTGAATGGCATTTAGACCATATATACCCTGTATCTTTAGCTAAAAACGAAGATGAATTAATTAAATTAAACCATTATACAAACTTTCAACCACTTTGGGCGATAGATAACATTAAAAAATCAAATAAAATATGAAAAATACAATTGAAGAATTAAGAAAAGACGAATCTTATTATGGTGATTTCGGTAATAAATTTCTATCTAATAGTGCTGTAGGTGTATTATTGTCAAACCCAAAAATGTTTGGAATTAAACAAACTCCTACAGTCCCTATGCTTAGAGGAAGTTATTTTCACACGGCTATTTTAGAACCTCATAAACTAATAGATTTTGAAGTTGTTGAGGCTTCTACAAGATCTACGAATATCTACAAAGATGCGGTTTCTAAGAGCGGTAAGGATATATTATTGCTAAAGAATGAGGTAGATGATGTCGAGGAAATGGTTAAAACTATAAAATCTAATTTTCATTTTTACGAGAATATATATAGAAATGGTAACATATACGAAGAGCCAGCTATTGGTGAGTTATTCGGTTTACCATTTAAAGGTAAGGCAGATATAGTTACAGATGAAATTTTAATTGATATTAAAACCACGTCTAGCATTAAAGATTTCAAATGGTCAGCTAAGAAATATAATTATGATAGTCAATGTTATATTTACCAACACTTGTTTGACAAACCATTGGTTTTTTATGTAATAGATAGTACCACTAAAGAATTAGGAGTGTTTGAACCTTCAGAGGACTTCGTTATGGGAGGTAAGAATAAGGTCGAGCAAGCGTGTGAGGTGTACAATAAGTTCTTCGGTAAAAATAAAACTGAAGAAATAAACAATTATTTTGTACAAGATACACTTTAATTTATTATATTTGCGAAGATAATTCCAATGCTCGCTGTTAGGTGATGTATAAAAACGAAAAAGGGTTAATAGTAGTATTCACAAACCAGTAACCCTGAAAGACCAAGGTTGGAATAAGTCAAGTGTAGTTCAGTTAGTTAGAACATTAGGAAGTAATTAACCCTGAAGGTCGTGGGAGCATTACCCACCACTTGACCAACACAACTACTGATCAGTGACCTCACACGAGGAGTAATTATTAACAATTAAAATTAAATGTATTATGGACAAAATTTTTGCAGATGGATTTATCTTTAAAAGAAGCGAGAAAGCACCTGACTTCGTGGTGGGAAACATTAGTATTAAGGTGGAGGATGCATCGGCATTTTTAAGAAAGCACGACAAGAACGGATGGGTGAATTTGCAGGTAAAAACTTCGAAAGAAGGCAAGCACTACATGGAGCTTGATACTTTTGAACCAAAGCAACAAGGACAGCCTCAGGCACCTACTAAACAAGAAGAGGTACAAGACGGACTTCCATTCTAAAATTAACCAAGCCCCTTTCACGAGGGGCTTTTTAAACCTTAAGAATTATGAAGACAATAACAATAGACTTAACAAAATTTCTTTACTATTTACTACCTATAGTAATAATATATATATTTATATTTAAAAGAATATATAAGGTTCATAAAGAAACATGGAATAAATATGAAGATTATTTTTTTGAATTTGTTTTTCTTATATCAACTTTATTTACAATTATAGCAAGCGGCATATACTTCGTTATACTACATTTATTATTAGACTTTAATTACACAATTAAATTATGAGTGGAGGAGCATTTGAGTACACGCAATACAACATCACGATGATCGCTGATGAGATTGAAAAAGAGATAGAACGCAATGGTCGTGCTAAAACAAGAGAAGAACTAAAGAATGAAGGCTGGAGAAATGACGAGTGGTATGAGAAATACCCAGAAGATCTAAACTGGTACAAGCATCCAGACGAAATCATTGAGAAGTTTAAGGAAGGTGTTGAGATACTAAGGAAAGCCTATGTATATGCTCAACGAATTGATTGGCTACTATCTGGTGATGATGGAGAAGAAACATTTATTGAACGATTAAAACAAGATCTAAGTAAGTTATGAAACAATATAAAAAAGAAAGAATAATGATAGAGATAAGTGCTTGGACAATTTTTATCTCACTAATAATAACAATAATATATGCTATAGTATGAACCTAAACGACATGCAGAGAATCTCTGAGAGGTACCAAAAAATTAAGGAGGCTCAAGACGATATAGACGACATGAATAAGATAGCTGAGTATATGCTTGACAATCAAGTAGGTGCTTGGGTATCTGTGGATATTGAACTTGAGACAGAGAAGGAAAATCTTAGCAACTGGGTGTCAACAATGACTAGTTTTGCATACGCAATAAAAGAACCTAACACTATAGGATTCTCTGTAAAGATGCCAGACACAATAGTGCTGGAAGCTATAGGAATACTTCTAAGAAACAAACAACAACGTATTAAACAACTGATACAAGATGGAAATTGAATTAAAATCTAAGATTATAAATGATAAGTACACTGAGTATGTGTATGAAGCATTTGATATTCAGAACAAAGAAGAAACTTGTGTTTCTGTGTCTATGAATTTAGGTGAAGCAAAAAACTTTGATTGGAATATTGGAGTTATTCTAGGTGGATCTGGAAGTGGAAAAACTACTATACTTAAAAAATGTGGTGAACTAAAACAACCTAAATTTGATCAAGATAAACCATTAATAAGCAACTTTGATTGGCTAGATCCAAAAGATGCTACGTTGGTACTTACATCAATGGGTTTATCATCTGTTCCTACTTGGTTAAGACCATTTCATACACTAAGTAATGGGGAACAATATAGAGCCATATTAGCATATTTGGTTTCATCAGCTAAGGATGGAGAAGTTATTTTAATTGATGAGTATACCTCTGTAGTAGATAGAGATGTGGCAAAGGCTATGAGTTTTGCATTGCAGAAATATATTCGTAGAGAAAATAAAAGAATTATAGTTTCATCTTGTCATTATGATATATTAGAATGGTTAATGCCAGATTGGACATGTTCACCACAAAAGGGAGGCACACTCGAAAGGTGTGACTATCGAAGGCGACCAGAAATCTCATTACAAGTTAGTAGAGTCGAGGTTGAAACTTGGGACTTCTTCAAAAAACATCATTATCTAACGGAAGATGTGAATAAAAGTTGTAAGTTTTTATTGTTTGAATGGAATGATAAGCCAGTTGGTATAGTAGCTATAATTAATCAGCCAAGAAAGGGTTGCCAAAATGGATTTGCTTTAAGTAGAACTGTTATATTACCAGATTTTCAAGGAATGGGATTAGGGGTTAAATTATCTGAGTTTGCATGTGCTATTATAAAGAATCAAGGTGGACTATGCTTTACAAAAACAATTAATCCAGCACTAGGTATTTATAGAAATAAAAGTAAATTTTGGAGAGGAACGGCAATGAATAATAAGATAAGACACAAATCAAGTAGTTCATCTGATACATCAGCAAGAAATAGATTAGAAAGAGCATCTTACTGCCACGAATATATTGGAGATAGCATAAGTGGTTATGAAGAATTATTATTACCAATAAACGAAATGAGAAACAAATGATAACAATATTTAAGAATATCAGAGACACATCAACACCATTCTATAGACATATAGATGTGGTGCTTAACAGAATACAGACTGGATCTAGCAAGGAAATCGTTGAACGCATCCAGCAGGAGCAGGATAAGTCTTCTCGTAACGAGATCAAGAAGGAACTTCCTGCTATCTGTTTCTCTGGAACATTCACCAAGAGAGCCGATAACGCTATCGCTGAGCATAGTGGTATTATATGTCTAGACTTTGATGGATACCCAAGCAAGAAGGCAATGCTAGATCAGAAGAAAAATCTATCTAATGATCAGTATGTTTACTCTGTATTCGTATCTCCATCTGGCGATGGGCTAAAGGTTCTTGTGAAGGTTCCAGCTGATATAGAGAACCATGTTAACTACTTCAACTCACTACAGAACCATTTCAATTCTGAGTACTTCGATAAGACATCTAAGAACATATCAAGGGTTTGCTACGAGTCTTATGATAAGAACATATACATCAACAATGACTCAGTGATCTGGGATACCATTGACAAGACTGAGTACAAGGAGATGGACAGAGCCACATCGGTTCCTACAATACCAATCACAAATGAGAACAAGATCGTTGACATACTAATGTCTTGGTGGACAAAGCGTTACGGACTCATTGATGGTGAGCGTAACCACAACGTGTACATACTTGCTGCTGCGTTTAATGATTATGGAATTAATAAATCACTGGCAGAATATATCATGGGGCAGTTCGAGTCTATAGACTTCCCATTATTAGAGATTAAGACAACCATAAATTCGGCATACAGCCATACCCATAAGTTCGGAACAAAGTACTATGAGGATAATGGTCGTATGTCACAGCTCAGGCAAAAGGTAAAGTCGGGATCGACAGCCAAGCAGCTTAAGAACGAAATGTCTGACATAGACGAGTCGATCATTGACTCGGTCCTAGAGCAGGTCGATAGCGATGTGAAACGGTTCTGGACCAAGAGTGATAAGGGAGCGATCAATATAGTTCACTATCTGTTCAAGGAGTTCCTTGAGGATAATGGGTTCTATAAGTTCTACCCAGAGAACACCAAGACTTTTGTGTTTGTTAAGGTTACAAACAACCTTATTGACAACACATCGGAGGGAGAGATTAAAGATTTTGTGCTTAAGTACCTTGAAAACACTGAGGATCTGTCTGTTTATAATTATTTTGCAGATAAAACACGTTTTTTCAAAGAAGATTTCCTATCTTTGCTTTCGTCAGTTGATATTTACTTCGTTGAGGACGATGCGAATACGGCCTACCTTTACTATAATAACTGTGCTGTGATGGTTACAAAAGATAGTGTTAACATTATTGACTATATCGATCTAGGTGGTTACATCTGGAAGGATCAGGTCGTGGATAGAGACTTTGCAGTATGTGATGTTATGGATTGTGACTTCTCAGTATTTATATCAAATGTATCAGGTGATGATCCTCAGAGGGTTAAGTCGATGCAGAGCACCATAGGTTTTCTTATGCATGGGTACAAGAAACCATCCTACTGCCCAGCGATAATTCTTAATGATGAGGTTATATCAGATAACCCAGAGGGTGGGACTGGCAAGGGGCTGTTTGTTAACGCTATTAGTAAAATAAAAAGAGCAGTAACAATAGATGGTAAGGCATTTACTTTTGATAAACAGTTTAATTATTCTGATGTAAACGTAGGTACTCAAGTACTTTGCTTTGATGACGTAAAGAAACACTTTGACTTCGAGAGGTTATTCAGTGTTATTACAGAAGGTATAACAACAGAGAAAAAGAACAAGGACGCTATTAAATTACCTTTTAATCGTTCTCCAAAGATTGTTATTACAACCAACTATGCTATCAAGGGTAAGGGTAACTCATTCGAGAGACGTAAGTGGGAGCTGGAGTTTAAGCAGTTCTATAGCAAGGAGTTCACTCCTGAAATAGAGTTTGGATATATGCTATTCAATGACTGGGATGAGGAGGAGTGGTGTAAGTTTGACAACTACATGATCAACAACCTTAAGGCTTACCTAAGCACTGGACTTGTTAAGAGTGAGTTTGTTAACCTTAAGATCCGTAAGCTATCTGCTGAGACATGCCATGAGTTTATCGAGTGGTGTGGTATGATAGATGGAGTACCTCATAATGACAAGCTAAGAAATGGTGAGCTTATATACAAGCAAGACCTATATATTGACTTTATTCAAGACAATCCAGACTTTGCTCCAAAGGCTAAGATGACAATAAGTAGGACCATATTCTACAAGTGGCTTATAGCTTTTGGATTATATAAGACTGGTGTAACACCTCTTGAGGGTAGAGATAACAACGGCAGATGGATCAAGTTCATCGAGAAGGACGGGGAGACACATAATAATAACGAAATGCTATTCTAATGATACGAGAGAGACTAATGGATATAAACCAAGAGACTTGGAACTCCGATAAGATTGATCTGCAAGAACAGTTTGTGAGAGAGTTTTCTATAGGATTTGGAGAATATTTAGATACCTTGACAACTGAAGATATGGGAACTTTATCAATTAAAGAACTATTAAAAATCTACGAGAATGGAGATAGGGAATAAGATTGTATGTATCGATGCTAGCAAGCAACCACACACTGCTGAGGAGCTTAATAACGACATGCCAAACTGGGTGGTCAAGGGTAGGATCTATACCATAAGAGATATAGTTGATTCTGACTTTGTTGTTGGGGTTAGACTTGAGGAGCTGCACAATCCCTCTAGATACTTCAAGCTTATTGATAGGAGCATGGAGGGGTGCTTCGCCACTTGGAGGTTTAGGAAACAAGAACAGACGACTAAAGAAGTAGAGAGCTATGAGTACAGTGGACAACTTTAGATGGTGCATCGAGAATGACTGGCAGGTATACCTTAAGCCCTATGGTAGCGGAGCATATATCGCCATACGCAAGGGAGGTATATCCTCATTGGGTAAGGACTATCATTACGATAGATTGACTGGTATAGAGTACTACTCTAAGGAGAATGTAGGAACAATTTACTACAAGAACATACAGAAGGCAATGGATGTATTGCCAAAGGTTTATAAATACTTAAAAGATAAATAAAATGATAATAGTAGACGAAATTTACGAGTATGATTATGATGTACAAGATGGCGTACACACACTAAGGTATTCCAACAATGGTGGATGGACCAACCCTAAAGGAATTGCTATGAAGGTGGTTGATGATGGTAATGGATTAGTAATTAAGTTTAATGAGAAGGGCAGGATTGACTATGGTGAGGCAGAGCAGTTACTTATTCTGCTTAAAATGATTAACAAGGATACAAAGTACGAGGTGGTAACTAAAAAGGAGATGTTATGAACATAGCAAATGAAATACTATGGGATATATTTCAAAGGAGTAATTGTACACAAAAAGAGTTTTTTATAAGACTTGGTTATAATGGACACACACCTAATATGTCTCAATGGCTAAAGGGAAATATGGACTTATCACTAGATAAGCTTAAAGAGATATGTGATAAACTAAACTTTACATTAAAAATAGAATTGTTATGAAATTAAAAGAAAAGTTTGCTGAAACAATTTTAGTACCACTTTCAATTCTAGGATTTTATATTGACTGGGATAAAGTAGAAAAATGTGAAGAAATAGCAGATGAATTTGCTATTGGGTTTGCCGATTGGTTAGAAACATTACCACCAAGTAGAAAAGTATCCATGTGGTCCAAAAATGGTGAACTTAAAGGTTTATTCACAATGGATAATGAACAATTATTAGAAATCTATAAAAAAGAGAAAGGATTATGAAAGCAAAACTAATATTTGATACAACAGACTCTGACGATAGGCAAGAGTTTTTGAGATGCACTAAATCACTCGATATGGCATTAGCAATATGGGACATATTAAAATTAAGAAAAAAACTTGATGATAGGTTTGAGATGATTACAGATGATACATTAAATGTTTTTGATGGAATAGAATCATTCGCTGAAGGTATATCTGATATACTTGAAGACTACAATATTAATATAGATGAGTTAGTATCATGAGATATTTAATAGAACTATTCAATAGGTTATTTAAACCTAAGAAAAAGAAGAGAAGAAGGAATAAATACAAACTTAGATACAGAAGCAAATGATAGAAAACACAGTTATATTTATAGTAGGCATATTGATAGGATACGCCTTAGGACCAGGAATAGTAAAAACATTTAAGAAATGAAGTATATAATATTAATAGCATTATATGAATTACTAAGAGAGAAGTTAATATGGTTATGGTATTATTTAATTAAAAAAGGACAAGGATGAAAAATAAAATAAAATATTTCATTAAAGGGTTTGATTACCTTAGAGCATACAACTCTCCATTTAAACCATTGAAGTTAAAGTGGTATTGTGGTAAGATAGCATTAGGTACTCCATACTTCTTTCCTAGAAAATGGATTAAGGGTACACCTAAATTAATTCACGAAGCAGTTTTAAAATATATAGAGAAAGAGAAAGGATATAATGAACTTAATCCTAATTATTCAAGAACTATAAAATCTTATGATGAACTCTATGAGCAAAAGAAAAGTTATTTATATGCAGTTCCTAAGAAGATAGGTTTTGACTTTGTATCGTTAGGTTGGAAGACCAAGTATGATAACTATAGATTTGAATGGAGTCCAATGATTAGTTTTGTATTCTTTAAATGGCAGATAGCTATTGTGTTTGAAGCTCCACACCTAGACCATTATTGGGAGAGCTGGTTGTATTACACAAGAGAGACGGATAAATCCATCACTACAGCAGAAAGAATAGCTCAATGTAGGAAAGAAGCATCACAGACTTGGACCACTCATCATTCAGATGGTACAAAAGAAACTATAGATTATTACGATTTAATTTTAAAAGATAAATGGAAACTACTATAAAGTTATATGAAAAAATGTTATTCTGTTATCAAGGAATAATTGATGAATATACTGCCAAACAATGTACGCTAATAGCAATAGATGAAGTTATTAAAGCATTAGAAGAACACCAATGGCAAAACAGACACACGATTGAGGATTATAAACAAATGAAATTAGATGTAGAGAAACTATGAAAACATATAAAAACAGATATGGTGATGTATTTACATTCACTAAAGACGAGAACCACGACATACTATGGGAAGGAAACTTTGAGTATTGTAGAGTAGGTTATCCAAACGACTATACTCTAGCTTACAAGACTTACCTAGACGATCATGCAGATAGTAATATATCTTTAGAAGAGTTCAAAGTATTGGTTCATGAGTATAAGGATGACGACTATACCTCACTAGCGAAGCTATACTCTCCATTAGTTAAGTCTTTAGATAACGAGATAGATATGGCAGATCCATCGGGAGGTCCCTACATATCAAGGGGAATGGCTCTTGATTCTTTTGGATTTAAAGGATATGTAGTTAAGGACTTTAAAAAGATTGACACTGGGTATAAAATTATAACTGATAAAGATGAATCCAATACATAAGTTTAATAATGGTAGAGGAGCTATGCTCTGCAATGGATGTAGAACTATAATATCTACAGGTCCTAAGACTGAAGAGTTATTTTGTAATAAGTGTAAGCAAATAGAAAACATTATAGATATGATGAGATCTGATGAACAACTTGGATTGTACGATGATAAAACAAAGTGCTACTGCGGTCACACCACCTATTGTGAATGTGGACCTGATACTGTAATTGATGATTTAATTGATGTTGTAAATAGACAAGGAGAAATATCTGAAGGTGCTGAACCAATTTTAATAACCGAATAAATATATGAGTTTAATTGAAGCGTTGAAAAGACAAAATGATATTCAAGTTAATTTAAGTAAAACTAATTTAAAAAAATCTGAATATCTTATATGGACAGAAAATGGAGGTTCTAATATATTTATAGATGATG